TCCGGGGCGCTGATCGGGAGGCGCTGGAAGGGCCGTATTTCGCCCCTGTCCTGCACGGCGCTCATGTCGAGGCTCTGCGCCACGGCCACGTCTCCGGCGCTGTAGGCGTCGAAGCTGGGGCCCTCTGCGGCAGCGCCGTCTTTCTCCCTTCTCCTGTCAAACATTGTCGGCATGGTCTATAATCTCCATTCTCCGGAATGTGGGCGCGGGCATAATGTCCGCCTCCTCGATTCCCAAATACTGATACATCGGGCCCTGCTTGTATTTACTGGGCGCTTTGCTGACGCGGGGCTCGATTGGCCGCGCCATGCAGATATAACGCCACTCGTCCGCTACGTGATCTTCCCCGTCGGTGTCCAAATCTTCGGCGCGGTGCTCGTCGTATTGCAGCAGCGGCACCGTTCGGATAAAAGCCTTGCAATTTTGGAACACGTACATCATCGGGAAGCCGTTGCCGTCAAACGCGAGCCTGTAATGGCACTGCATCCAGCCCGCTATGCGCTCATGGTCGCCCTTGTCGAAGTATATGCCGTGTTTCATGGCTACCTCGGCAATGCTCACGCCGGTCTGGGCGTCCCATATCGCCGGGTCCGCCACGCCGTGGATGTACCTGCCCTTGAGCCACGGGTGTTCGCGCTCGATGCGGGCAATCCAGCCGAACACCTGATCCGGCGTCCACTTCAATCCTTCGTTCGGCGTGTCCTTGCTGCATCCGTACAGCTCCAGTATGCGGTACAGCACGCCGTCGTAATCGACAGCCCACCACGCGCAGGAGAAAGGCCGGTGATAGCCCCAGTCGAACGAGCGGTAGATTGTCCACTCCCTCGGCGGCGCAAACGGCTCTATGACGTGTACCCAGCGCCGCGCCCGTCTGAGCTCGTCCTTGTCCATGTCGCAGCCCGCAGCCTCCGCCGCGATCGTGTTCGGCTCCGCATAGAAGTCCTCAAAGAACTGTCCCTCGAATATGTCCCAATTGCCGTAAAGCCACGCTTCCCTCTGCTTCGGCGGCAGGGCTTTGAGCTGGTCAAGGTATTCCGGCTGTTCGTGCATCAGGGCTTTGTTGTCGGTGACGAGGCTCTGGATAAAGACGTATTCCTCCGGGTTCTCCGTGTCCTTGAAGCTGCGGTCTATGAACAGGCGTTTGACCCAGCCGTGCCCCTCGCCTCCGGGGTTGCATGTCAGGTAAATGCGCTTGGGGAACTTGTTCACGCCTCGGATGCAGGCTTTCAGAATGTCCCAGCGCTGTTCCGGGTGCTGCGTCGCCTCGTCGAGAAACAGCACGTCGATTTCTGTGCCCTGAAAGCGTCCCTCGTCCTTTTCGTTCTCCAGATAGCGGAAAAGGATGGTGCTACCGTTCGGGAAAGTGATCTTCTTCTCGCTGTCGTTGTATGTGGCGAAGCGCTCTCCCGGCTGGTCGCAGCGCAACATTTGTCTAAGCTGCTTGATATGGTTCTCGCGCAATTCCGGGTAGGTCTTGCGGATGATGCACACCACAATGCCGGGGTAGTTGTAGCACAGCAGCACGGCCTTGACCCTCACGGCCCAGCTCTTGCCGCCGCCTCTGGCCCCGCCGAAGCACACATACTTGTGCGTGCAGGTCAAAAACTGCCGCTGCTTCTCGCTGGGCGTCGGGATGATAAGTCGCTTCATGTCTCCGCTCCATAGGTGTCCACAAACTCGATGCTGACGGCCTTGTCGTCCCTGCTCTCCGGGATTGCCGTCTCGCTCCTGATCTTGGCGATTCGCGCCCGCTGCTCCTCAATGTCAAGCTGCGTGCGGTTGAGCCCCTGCATTTCCCGCAGGTCTCTGAGCGCCGATGCCAGCAGCTTCAAAGCGTATGGCGTTATCACGTCCTCGCTCTGAATCGCGTCCTGAATCCTGTCCATCATGCCGTCGGTGATCTCAAAGAACTTGTCAAGCCTCTGCTGCTTGGCCTCTATGATCTCCTCGTCGGTCGGGACGCTCAGCGCCTCTTGCGGTTCCGGTTCCGGTTCCCGCCTCGGTTCCGGTTCCTTTTTCCGGTTCCTTTCGGCCTTGCCGTCTACCTTCCCTTTGTCCAGCGTCCATGCTTCCCTCGCTGCCGTCTTTTTCAGCGTCGAAATGCTCACGCCGTATTCCGCAGCCAGTTCAGGATAGCTCTTTCCCGTTGCGAGGAAGTCGGCGCGGATCTTCGCCCACAATGCCTTATCCCTCGCCACGGCCTATCAGCCCTCCTCGTCGTTGGGAATGACAGCTTTGTGGCCGTCCACGTAAATCTTGCCCAGCGCGGCAGCGGCAGCGGCGTCGGCGTCGGCGTAGAGATTGCCGCTTTCGTCAGTCATGACCGGCACGCCCGCCTTGTTGCCCTTCTTGTTCTCGGCAGCGAGCGGGGAATGGACGGGCCGCGTGTCCGTGGGCACGTCGCGCAGATTGTCGGCCAGCAGCGCCGCCACTTCGTCGGGCACGGTCACGGTGTCCCCGCCCTTGTAGCTGTAGTGTACGCGGTTGATCTCTACCTCCAGCCTGCTCACGTCGCTGGGGATGGTTACTGTCTTGGACATGGTTTCGCCCCTCCTCCGTATTATTTGCTCATACCATCATATCAAAAAATCAGGAACTTTTCAAGCACGAAAAGCTCCTGATTTGTTAATTATTTGCGTTTTTGTGTACTGTTTTCAGTCTGTTTCCTGTCTGGTATCAGACTGTTTTCTGTTCCTTAGAACGGGCTGCAAGAGGGCCCTTTGGGCGGTTCGTTCTTGAACTCCACGCCCAGCTCCCCGGCCAGCACGTCGGTCTTGCTCTCGATTCTGTCCAGCTCGTGGGCAATGCCCCGGCGAAGCTCGCCCAGCTCGCGCCAGACATTTTCCTGCATCCGCTCTCTCTCGCGTTCCTCGTAGCACTGGTGGCTCGCTCTCTGTGCCCCGCGCTCCTCCGCCTCGCGGATACGGCGCTCATACTCTCTGTCGCTCATAATCTTCATGGTGTTTTCTTAGCTCCTTTTCCAATTCTTGCTCCATCAGCTCGATTTGACGGCGCTGACGGGCGATTTCAGCCATGTCAAGCTGGTGCTCTTTATTCAGCTTCTTCAGCTCCTGCCGAAGCTCCTGAATCTCCTTTTCCTGTGGGGTCATATTTCCAGTCCCTTTCTATCCGGCCCATAAGCCGCTCCACTTTGGCGTCCATGTGCTCACATACAAGGTCGTTGAAGTCGAAGATCAGGCGAAGCTGCTCCATCATGATCGTCACGTCGGCGCACTCGTCGGCGATCTTCTCAAGCGTGGTGCCTCCGGGCCGGAAGCTCTTGCACAGCTCCTTTGTCAGCTCGCTCATTTCCTCAATGACCATGTGGATTTGAGCTTCCGCGCCGTACAGCTCGATAGCTTTCTGGTAGACCTTTGCCCGATCTTCATACTCGATTCTGTTCATTTCTTCCTCCTGTGTCTGTCTGCGTTGGGGCAGGTGGCAAAGTGGCACACTCTCGCCATGCCGCTTGTCTGCTCGTCTGCCTCCTCCTGAATGTGGCAGCGTATGACCTCGCCCTTTTGGGTTACTACACTGTCCTTGCCTGCCGGGGCTTTGATGTAGGGCACAAGGCCCTCGTTTGCCGGGATGTAGGACCCTTTCGGAGATCTGATCCAGATAATCGGGGCCCCGCAGGATATACACCTTGCTGCCATTACTGTTTGAGCCTCCTTATCAGTAGCCGCGCTTCCCGCACGGCAGGATTCCAACCGCAGCTCCCGCACTCGTTCTTGCAATGTACAGCCGGGTATGTCTCGACCATTTCTTTCTTCCTCTCGTCATACTCCATGTACATGCAGGGCGCTTTGACCTGCCTTTTTCCGGCCATTATGACCCGCGCCTCCTCGTGTTGATCTTGACCGCCTCCACAAGGCCCTCAATGCGCTTGAGCGCCTGCGTCTGCTGGTCGCTGTTGATATTCACGTTGTCTTTGATGTCGCCTACCCACTTGGGCAGCACCACGTCGTAGAGCTGTTCCAGCAGCTCGTTTTGCTGCTTCACCGCGCCGATCAGCGTTTGCAGCAGGAGCTTTTCTTCTTCCCAATGGTCAGGGGCCGCCGGTGCGGGAGGAGGCGGCGCGGGCTTTTCCTCCTGCTCCGGCTTGTAGCGGCTCTCCTGCGCCTGCATCACGGCCTCCGGAAGCTCCACGCCGCATTTCCTCGCCGCCCATTGGATGTAGCCGAACGCGCAGGAGTTTCCTTTGATCATGCTGCACACCTTGTCCCAATCTCCGGCCTTTACTGCCTGAAAGCCGTAGACAATCGCATCCACGCTTGACCGCCCCGCGCCGATCTCCTCGGCTATGGCCTTTGAGCTTTTCCCGAATATCAGTCTTTCGGTGATTATCCGCTCGTAGGTGTCACTGTTGAACTTCCTCGGCATTACGCATTACCCCCCCCAATATCGCCGTCGCCTCCTGTGAATTCGTCGTCGTAAGCGAACGGGTCTACGCTCACTCTCTCGCCCAGGTGCTGCGGCTCTGCGGGCTCTTTCTGGAGCCAACCGCATACATCCCTGCATCCGCAGAGGAAACCGTACACGGCCAGCACAGCCGCGAGAATGGCATACGCTTTGGGCTCGATCATGGCCGCGCCCGCGAGGATCACGGCCAGCATGATTGCCATAACCGCCGTGACAAAGATGGATTTGCCCTTGTTCATTTCGTACCTCCGATTTGTTTTTGATTGCCGCTGCCGATCTGGAGCGTCTGGATTACGCTCTTGAGCTCCTGCGGCAGTTTCCTGTCCTCAATCTCCCGCTTGCTCACGGTCTGGTAGACCTGCCGGAACTGCGCCCGCACGGTGTCGGGGTTCTCGGAAAGGCAGAGGTCTTTCCAGCCCATACGCTCAACCGTCCGCCTTGTCAGCTCCGACATGCTTGCAAGCGCCTCCTCCGGCCTGTATGTGCCGAAGCGCCCGATAGCGCGGGAGACCTCTTTCCACGCCTCGCCCCAATCGGGAGCGGGCCCCTGTACGATTTCCGCGCACCTCTCGCGCAGCTCCGCAATGCTCGGCGGCCATTTCTCCGTGTTGACCCATGCTCTGAGCGCCGCTGTCAGGAGCTCATAGGGTATGTCCTTGAGCTCCCTGTACCACAGCTCCATTGCCTGCTCGTTTGGGAAAATGTCATACCGTGGGAAATAGGTCTGGAGCGCCGCAGCGAATGTGAAAAAATCATTTTCGTCCATTGCGCCACCTGTCCATCATGTCGTACTTGGCCTGCATCCCGCCGTTCTGCTGCCGGGGCTGCTGCGGCTGCTGGGGTTTCTTCACGAGCCTGTCCCACACGATGCCCTGATAGTTTTGGCTCATGGCGTCGTGGATTGCCGCAATCACGGCCTGCTCTCCGCAGTTGTCCGCATAGCGCCTGATCTTGTTCAGCAGCATCTTGAGACCGGTAGGCTGGTAAGTCTGCCGCTTCTCCCGCTTGTAGCGCAGCCACTCGTCAACCGCTGTCCGCAGCTCCTCGCCGCTCTCAGCCAGCAGCTCGGCGACAAGCGGCTCTCGTCCCGGCGGCGCGGGGGGGTTTGGGGGGGTTCTCTCTTTTTCTTCGGGGGCTTTTTCTCTTTTTTCTTTGGTTCTTTCTTTTTTCTCTTTTTCCCCCGCTTCTTTTTCTCTCTTACTGTCTGGTTTCAGACTGTTAGGGGTCTGGTTACTGTCTGTTTCCTGTCTGTTATCAGACTGTTCACTGACTGATTTGTTATTGTTGGGATTCCACTCTCTCGCGGCGGCAATGCTCGCACACTTGTTGTCGTAGCCCACGCGCTGGGCGTCTATGATCTTCTTTGCCGTTCCCCATAAGATTCTCTCATTGCCCCCTAACGCTGGCTCTTTCCCGGTCGCTGCATAACTCAGCATCGCCCTGAAAAGGCGTCCCGTCTCGGCGTCTCCGAGTTGCCTTATGTCCTCGGCAAAGTCGGTTCCTACTTTCAAGTGTTTCATGTTGCCCTCCTCGTCAAAAGGGGAGCTCGCCGTCGGCCTCGTCGTTGAGATCATCCCACATACCGGCCTGCTGGCCTCCGTACTGCTGCGGGGCCTGCTGCCCCGTGAAGGGATTGTCGTCGCCGGGGCCGTCCATTTCGTTCCAGCCGCTCGCGTCTACGTTGCGCGGGTTCCCTGCCGGTTGCCAGTTCTGCGGCGGGGCCTGCTGATACTGCTGGCTGTTTTGAGGCTGGTAATAGC